TCTGAAAGTAATGTTACCATTTTGAAGAGTGTGACCACCCATTAGATCATCTTCATCGGTCTCGATTGTAATGTTAACTCTGAACAACTCTCTTTTGAGTTGAGCACAAACCTGTTCGATCATCAAAGTCTTACCGTTACCAGAAAGACCTGTCACAAAAACAGGAAAGAATATCTTAGACTTGATAATGTTCTTAACATCTTTGAAGTGGCCAAACGGTACATAGTTTGACATCTTCTCAGGAACAATTTTCACATTGTCTTCGATAATGTTGATCGACTCAGTTTGAGCCGCAACTGGCATGTTCGAACTAGGTTGTGATATTGGTACCACCCTTGGTTGAACAGGTGTTGACACATTTAGAAGTGGTGTCAGATCAAAAGCCGTTTTACTTTCGTTAGTAAACGGATATTTCTTTGACTTCACCCAATATGGGACATAGTCAAGTTTTTCGAGGTCTTCTTTCGTAAGAACAGTTTGATCTCCGAAAGCAGACTTTACTGTAGCAATAAACTCTAGTTTGTCGGGTGACAATCTAAAGTTCTTACCATTACTCAATGCAATAGATTCTGTCATATAGTCTCCTTAGTTAATCTCATCATTTGATTCCATCCTACAATAAAATGGTGGTCATTGTCAAGCTTTAATTTACTCAATTGGCTTCAATAACCTTTCCATATCTACTGCTATGGATGTTTTCTTTCCTTTTCTCATCGTATCGTATGAGTCATTGTTGACCCAATACCTAAATGCTTTACATTCAACTTCCTCTTTAGCGCAAGCTTGTTGTCTCGAGCAGTTGAACTCTTGGCACGGACCTTTGCCGATGAAAGCGAAGGCCTCTACGAACTTATCTAAGTTCATCGTGTTTATTCTCTCCATTAAACTTCTCCTGTTATCGAATCTAATTCATCTAAATCTTGATTCTCATCTAAGAGTGTTACCTCAAAAGTAGGTTCACCTACAGTTCCGCCATATTCAACTGAATGTGGTACTTTAACACCTTTACTTGATGCTACATCTACTTTTTCTAAAAAAGTTTGATAATCGTCTTTACTTAATATTGCTTTCATTATGCTATCTCCTTAATGAATTCGTTAGTTAAGAACCTTGAAGTCTTTTTGTTTCTTTGGTTCTTCTTAAAGGCTGCCATGATTCTTGATTTCTTGGCATCTATAAGATCGTCTGAAAGTCCATCTTCTGAAGAGGCGTTAAGACCTGTAGCAGCGACTAGGAACATTTTGTTGTAGCCGTGACACTCGATCATCTTACCTTCTTTTCTGATTTCTCTCCATGTTCTGTCATAATCTAAAGAATATCTTTCATTGTCTTTTAGAATGTGGTACATTGTTTGTCTGAAATCACTTTTCTTAGTGAACACAAAGTAACCTGTGATTGTCACATTACAAGTAATGGATATCCAGTCTAAAAGGTTTTGTGTTGTAACGAAACTGGATCTATCGTAGTTCTCCGCACCTTTCTTAAGAATGTAAGGCTTCTTGTTGTATGGGTCAATTAAGTATCTGTCTTTTTTAGTATACCAAGGATCGCCTTCACCAATCTGTGATTCATAATCTCTTTTCTCGTTCTCATCTTCATAGAGAACATTAGCACTATGAGAGAAACCATCTGTAATTACTGTTAAGATTGACTTCTCGATATTGTACTTTTTGTTGAACTCAGGAAGAAACTTTCTCAAACCAACAATACAGTGATCAAGTGGAGTACCGCCAAGATCATAGCCTTTTGGACCAAAGTCATATGACCAGAACTTAGACTCAACATCTACATAATTCATACCTGTCATTGCTTCAACTTCATCAGCACCTTTTGGCGTTCTGTCATAGTAGGCATAACCAACTTTTCTGACCATGAAAGTCAAGTAAAGAAGATATATGGTGTTAAGACCTTCTTGATATTCTCTTGAAGTCATTTCATTTGAAAGCATTTGTAGAAGTTGGGCCTCACCTCTCCATCCGTCTGTACCTGATGCAGGACCAGAATCACTAAACAAAAAGACATTGAATGGTATCTGAACTTTTCTACAGAACTCAGAAAGAATAACTGCTTGTTCTAGAATGTCTTTGATCTCAGAAGAAATAGAACCAGACCAGTCAACTAGAACATTGACACCATGATTCTTACCTTCTGGTAGATAAGTGACTCTCTTGAATACATCATCAATAATCTGATACTTAGCAAGTCTATTCATATCAAGTTCACCAGACTTTGCGATCTGAGCTTTGACAGCTTTCTGAGCAGTCTGCCTCATTTCAAACTCTTTAGCCATGTGATTGATAATAGACTTGTTTTTGTTTTTGAAATACTGTCTAAGATTCGGTAAAACTTGATTAGCTAAATCGATTGACTCACTCATTTTTTTAGCATAATATTCTTCTCCTGTAGGTATCAACTCTTTGTTGTGCCACTTTTTCCAGTCTTTAAGAACATCTTTGTATGAATAAACAAGACTATCTGCAACTTTATCAAAACTCTCCATCTTACAGTAAGTTTTGATCACCGCATTTTCATCGATGAATTGATCTTCATTATTGTGAGCAAAATGTTCTGTCAGAGCTTCTTTAGCACCGTCAGTAGGATCGAACTTGCCACCCTTACCGCCTTTAGTACCAGTAGGTTTCTCTATCTCTTCTTCTGTATCGATATCTTCTTCTTCACCGTCTACATCTGGAAGTTTGTCACCGTCTTGAGTACCATCTTCATCTGTCTCTTCTTCTTCATAACCATCTTGATCAAATTCATCTTCTGAACCTGACCATGAATCATCACCGAAGTCTTCATCGTAATCTTCATCGTAATCTTCATCATTCACATCGATATGAACATTAGTGATCGCTTCATCTTTTTCGTCTCTGACTTCGTTCTCTTTTGACCACTCATAGATTGCAGTAGCAACTTGAACAACATCGTCCCAAGTATCGCAATCCTCAGCAGCTTTTAAGAAGACTGACTCTTCATCTGTTAGTTTGATATTGACTCTTGAACCAACTTTTGTGATCAAGTTGATCTTGTCAATAAGTGATAGTGTTTGAAGGTCTCTGTCTTTGATACCAAAGAAATCTCTTTGCATCAATTCATTATATGCCTTGAAGAAAGACTTTCTAAGACCAGTAAATTTCTCTCTAATTTTTCTTTCGATTCTGACATCTTCTACAACATTAAGATAACCTTTGAGAGTTCTGTTCTCTTTAAGAGTAGAGTGTAGGCCTTCAAAAGGTGTATGCAATGCATGACCAACTTCATGACCCATAAACAGATCATAAAGTTCAGGTGAGATATCATCTTTGAAAGTAGGACAGGCAAGAATCCTGTTTTGTACATCGAAGTATGCAGTTGGTATCTTCTTATGTTGAACAGTAATGTTCTCAGAAGCCATCAACTTCGCAAGATTTGATTTTTGTGTTTTTAAGTTCTCATTCATCATGTAGCCATCCTACTATAAAACCAAGGTCATTGTCAAGCATTAGATAGCTCTATCTTCAAACCATTGATACGCTAGTTTCCATTGTAACTTTTGAATGTCTAAACATTCGATCAAGTTCATAGGAGGATTAAGATTGAGTTCTCTTAAAAGATCAACAACACCTAGTTGTTCAACTTCTTCGAGTATGTTTTCAAGTATTTGTTCGTTGTATTCACAACTCATTTTTTTCTCCTTTCTCTAGTGAAAGGAGAGGATACTATAAAATGAGGCCTATTGTCAAGCGTCGAGTGAAAGTCGCCAAGAGTCTTCGTTGAGTTCTAGATCGGGAATTGTATGTGTTGGCATTTGTTTGTGTGGATTCGTTGAGAACCAAAATGATATGGTGTGTCGAGAGTTTCTTCGTACTTTCTCTACACCATGAGGTATATAAATTCCTTGAAATAAGAGACCTGAACCGATCTCTGGTTTGTATGTTTCATGTTCTGGTATATAAGTTCTACCACCTTTGAAATCATCGTTGAGATAAAGAATACATGTCCATTGTCTAGCAGGATAAGCCGATTCAGTACCATGTATAGTTTCTTGACTTGAGTATGTGTCTAAATGTGGTTTTTGAACACCACCTATTGGCCATTCATTGATAGATACCATTTCAGGCCAGACTGTTTGACCATTGAGAAGTTTGATTTCACCTATGAGATTATAGATTGCCTTCCAGACCGTATCACGAATCTGTTGATTGTGAATGTGCATGAATCGGATGCCCCAATAATCTGAACCATCACCAACTCTTTCAAGATGTCTATGATTTTTGTGAAAGTTTATTATTTGCTTACATTCAATCGGCGTTAACAGATTTCGAATCATCTGAGGCTTGATCGACCACTCGGTCATTGTCGTTCCGTGTGTCTCTGGATTCGGCGCTGACATTATCTTCGCTTTCTTCCCTAGAAGTTCCGTCTTCAGATTGTTCGTTTCTCTCTGCGATAAACTTTGCAATTGCAGCTCTTTTTTCATACTCTAATCGTTTTTTCTGCTCTTTAGGTCTTGCCTTAAGAGCTCTTTCTAGTTTAAGTCTTGATGCTCTCTGTAAGAATATAATACCATTTAGGTGATCACATTCATGTTGAACGCATCTGGCAGCCATACCATCTAATACTAATGTATGTTTCTCGCCATCAGAATCTTGATATTCAAGTTCAATTGTTTTTGATCTTTTGATCATCAAGTAGATGTCTGGAAAAGATAGACAGCCTTCTTTCATCAAGTCTGTATCTTGTGATACTCTTGTAATCTTAGGATTAAAGAACCCTACTGTACCCTTATCAGCAGTTTTCATCACAAACATTTTGTATGGTAGACCAACTTGATTTGCTGAGAGACCAATACCACCAAAATTATCCATGGCTTCTGCCATATTCTTCTCGACTTCTTTTGGGTCCTCTTTTGGATTTTCGAAATCGAATTCAGGTGGTGGCGTTCTTAATACTTGTGACGCTTCTTCTATTAATTGGTACATACTCATGATATTTATACAACTGCAATACGGCTAAAGTTTTTATGTTTCTCGAATCTAATTACTTCTTCGAACTTATCGTACAGTTGATCTCCTTTATGGGATATAATAAATGCATTTGTTTTTTCTGTCAATGTATTTAATAGCCTTAAAAAGTCATCTGTACCTTGATTATCTAATGATGAATCAAATACTTCATCTAATATAAGTAAGTTAGTATTTACACTGTTCTTCATTCTTGCAACTGCTCGCCATGTGAATAGTAATGCAAGATCGATTCTCATCTTTTCTCCTTGAGAGAAGTTATCATATTTAAAGACATCACGGAATCTGGACTTGATTGTCTCTTCGAAGTTCTCATCGAGTTCAAAACCAACATAGAATTCTAGATTAGCAAGATACTTGTTGATCAACTTGTTCATTATAGGAACATATTGTTTTATGATCTTGGACTTAATCCCTTCGTCTCTAAGCAATAGTGTTGCAATCTCGAAGTAATGTGTACGATTGGTCAAGTCTTCTTTCTTAGATAACAATGTGTTTAGATTGTCTTCACTTGAAGTTAATCTATCATTTACAGTTTCATCTAATATCGCTTTCTTAAGTTCTTCTATTTGACCATTAAGTTTCTGTATATATTTTTGGTTAGATGTAATCTCTGTTTGTGTAAGACCAATCTCTCTTTGTACTTCAGTTATTTGTTCGCTAACTGAGAGGATTCGTTGGACTTCGTCATTGAGTTCTGAGATTTGTTTGTCAATAGTTGACAACGCCGTCTTGATCTCTGATACTTTATCCTGTTTCTCCGCAATGCATTTCTCTTTGTGTTCATTATCTAAGTCCTGTTTACATGTTGGGCAGTTGTCATGGTCTTCGTAGAATTCAATATCTGCAATTGCTTTCTTTCTAGCTGTTTCGAGTTGTTTCTCCAACTCAATAACTTGTTTGAGTTTATCCTGTGTAGAATCTTGGTTCTTGATGGTGGATTCGAGCGCCACCACATCTTCCGTCTTTTCATTTATTTTCTCCATCAAAGATCGAATGTTATCTTCTGTTTCTTTCACGGTTTTTTCATACTTAGATATTTGGTCGTCACGATTTTTTTGAAGAGCTTGGACCTGTTCATTTAAACCACTGATTCTCTCTTCTAAGAGATCAATTTCATGACTGGTTTCTTTCACTTCTACATTATGATTCGCAATCTTTTTTCTGAGTATGTCTTTCATAGTCGAAAAGATTGAAATGTCTAGTAAGTCTTCAACTAACTTTCTTCTGTCTCTAGCACGAAGTTGCATGAACGGAGTAAAGTTAGCAGACCCTAGAATTGCCACCTGAGTAAAAGAACGGTGACTCATTTTGAGTATGTTCTTTTCTAAGTGTTCTTGATAGTCTCTCATGGTTGCATCTTGATTAATCAAGACATTTTCTAGATATAGTTCAAACTTATTAGGTTTGGCACCACGAATGACTTTGTATGATTTTTTACCTACATCGAATTCAATTTCTACTAGTAAATCTTTATTGTTGATCGAGTTGATCAGTAGGTCTTTTTTGAGATTTCTGAATCCTTTTCCATATAAACCAAAACATAATGCATCTAATAGTGTTGATTTACCTGCCCCATTTTCACCAACAATCAATGTTGTCGATGATCGATCCAGTTCAATAGTGGTAAACTTGTTACCAGATGAAAGTAAGTTCTTCCATCGTACAGTCTTAAATTTTATCATAGATAGTTATGTTCGTCTAAAGCCTCATTATACAACGAAGTGACTAATGTTGTAAGTTGGTTTTTGTCACCTTGTACATCTAAATTATCAACATATTTGTGGAGAATAGTTAAAGTATCTTCTACTCCTTCCATTTCCTCATCTGATAATAGGTCCATATGTTTGTGGTCATCTACTACTGACATATGCAATGGGTTCGCCTTGTGAAGTTTATCTACCATTGCATCAAACCAATATGGGTTGTCTTTATTGACAACAATTACTTTGACGAACTTGTCGGTGTATTTCGAGAAATCTTGATTCGAAATACTTTCAAAAGTTTCCTTTGTATCATCGTAGAAAACTTTTTCAAACATAGTTAGTGGGTTGTGAATGGGCCTGATCTCTGTTGTTTCAGTATCAAAGATATGAAAATATTTTTCATCGCCATAATCAGACCAAGTGAATTGCATTTGTGAACCTAAGTATTTAACATTCTTCACTTCTGATTTACTATGAAAGTGACCACTGTAAACTTTATCGAATCTCTTTAGATAACTAATGTCTAGACCATGAGAACACACGGCACCAGGAAACATCAATGCACCTTCGATTTCAAAATGACCCATACATATACTTGCATCGGCACTTAATAAGAAGTCTACACTATCTGCATAGTTTTCATTATTAATCCAAGGCACAAGTGCGATATTAAAACCATCGTACTCTTTTACTATAGGTTCTTGAATAATGTTTACGCTGTCTTCAAATAACAATAACTCAGGACTGTTTACTGTATTAGTTGATTTATAATACACATCATGATTACCTAGAATGAGGTCCATTGTAATACCTCGTTCTAACATAGGTTCTATAAAGTGTTGTTTGTTTGCTTTGAGTGAAGAGAAGTTAACATACTTTCTTCTATCAAAGTAATCGCCTAGATGAATGATATGTTTGATATCATGTTTATCTAGATAAGGAAAAAACACCTCATTATAAAATCGACCTTGATACTCAGACATTGCCTGCATATCACCACGGACACCTGCATGTGTGTCATTCAATATAGCTATCTTCATTCAGTAAACTTTTCTAAATTACTCTTTTTCTTTTTAGTAGTTGTCTTCTTAGATTTTCTTGGTTCATAATTGACAGGATTATAATTCTCTTGCATCCATTCGATATTACTATTGACCATATCTGGTGATACAGTACCATCTATCGTATCGAAAGCCGCTTCAGAAATACCTGTTTCTGATAGAACCTGTTGTTTAATGAATACTTGTTTCTTTTCCTTTTGAATTCTACGGAGAAAAGCGTAGTAACAAATCTGTGTTACATATGCGAAAGCATTGTTTGATTTTTCTCTGTTGAAGTTGCCGATATATTGGATACAATTCTCGATTGCATCACAAATCATTTCATCTCTATAAGTATAGTTGATGAAGTTTGGTCGAGTAGATAGTCTTGTAGCGATCTTATAGATACACTCACCTATGTAGTTCGACATTTGTGGAGGCGTTTTGCCTTTTGATTCGGCGAGTTTGCAAGCTTCGTTAAACTCGGCGACCGCTTCTGTAAACTCTTTGTTGTTTACATAATGCTGATTTTGTTTTTTGTCTGCCATGTATGGATATTACACTAAAACCCTAGTAAATGTAAGTGCTTTTTCAGGTATTTATTAATTAGAATAATCTAAATTAACTTGTGCGTGTTTGACCTCGTCTTTTCTTACACACTTAACCATATCAGATAGTTTAGCATCTGGCAAGAGGTTATAATAATCAATTGCTAATTGAGGTGCAGGTACATCTTCGACATCACCATTCTCAATCAACTCTAGATATTGTGTGTAACTTTTAACTGCCTCTTTCTCAAAGTAATAGATCATTCTATGAGCAGTCTTTGGGAAAAAGATGTACATAAAGAGATAGAAGTTAAAGAACAGGCCTTGTGCAAAGAGAACAAGATACCTTTCTAGTATATTAGGATTTGCAATCTCGATGAAGAACATAAGATGCATACGCTCATTTTCAGCCTCAGCTAGCATTTCTCTGATCTTAGGACCATAACCAGTCTCCATTTTACGAAGACTTTTTAAATGAATCCACATACCAGCAACCATGCCTGGCACACCTGCAACTGTTTCTAGAACTACTGCTCTATGACCATATCTTTTTGCAAAGAATGTATCTGCTATAAAACGAAAAAACATTGTCATAGAATATGCAATGTTATCAGATAATTTTGACATTTTTTTGAAAAACCCCTTTTGAGAATTCGATTCTCGTGATAAGATAACTATGTTGCCACCGTCAAGAGCCTATCCTTTCATAAAGAACTGTATTAGACCCATAGTACTTAACATAAAGCCTATTAGCCCGACTTGTAATAACGACAACCATACGATTGCCTTCTTATTTAACTCTACCCAATAGGTGAGTTCGCCATCAATCCATTCTTTCTGTTCTTGTGGCGTAGCGTCTCTCGGTTTGTTCAACTGCAGCTCTAACTGATTCGGTATTTTGAATTGATCGTACATGTTCTATTTCCTTGGATTTATCCATTTGTCTGATAGCTCGCCAGACTCCAGGATTACCATCCATCATGAGTCCAGCGATCATCATATGATGTAAAAATAAAGAATAAAATTTATGCTTCATTTCTAGGACAATGTCTTCTAACTATATAGTTTGAAGCTTTTCTAAGTTCTTTCTTAGATAATTTCTCGTCCTTGTTCTTGTCAGCAGCTAAGAATAAACCAGGTCTAACTCTACAACCTTGCATTTCTAATTCTGCCATAGTAACAAAACCGTCTTGATCTACATCAAATCTATCCATTCTCCAATCTGCAAACGCACTTACAGACATCGAACATAAAAGTACCGCTAAAGATAATTTTTTCATTTTTATTTCCTTTTGAAATTGTTGGGAGAAACACTTAGCCTAGGTCTAATTAAAGACTTTAGTAAGGAGTGATACCTAATAATGAAATCATAAAAATCCCGACAAGAGCCACAAGTTCTAAATCGTCTCGTATGTTCCTGTTGAGTAGTTTTTTAATCATTATGCACTCAATATTATTGCTATGGGCAGTAGCAACGGCAAAGTTATCATTGTAAGTAGTTCGATAGTTGCAAAGGCATTTGATGCAATCTCAGACTCTTTTAGGCTCTCGTATTCACTTACCATGTTCTTTGCGACCCTAATCATCGCTGTGGTCATGGTTCCTCGTTAATAAGTAAAGTTAATAATATAATATTAGTATCAGTTATATGATACGCAAATATTTATACAACGGCTAATCTCTCGGATGAATAATGTCTAAATTTAGTGTATCTTTTTTGGATCAGTTGGTGCTACAGCATCATAAAAGTCATCAAACTCTTCGTCTTTGCTGAAACCCCAATCTTCATCATGCTCTTCATAATCTAAATCGTATTGTTGTGCAAGTCTTTCCATTGCATCACGAATTCTACGATCTATGTTTTGATCGATAGGACTTTTTTCACCGAGAGGTATAGATTCTTCATCGATCATTCTGAGCCATGTAGAACTGGCGCCATCATATAAAGGGATAAATTGATTGTTTATTCGACTACGATGTACTATGTGATCTCTAGGCATCACAATCTTTTCGTCTCTAGACAAAGGCGAATAAGGATAAAACACTACATGAGTTTTATTAGTGTTTGGTATAATAGATAGATGACAGATCATCGGCAGTGTGACCTCGATACTGTCACCAATATCTCTAGTCATACCGACTATCTCTGCGCCTGTTCTAGTTTTAAGTACTTCGTACTTTTGTGGTATTAAGTCTTTTGCTGTTGCCATAAGTCGAACTGTTTTAACTCGAAAGGAAAATTCTCCTCACTATAGATATTTATCCTTTCTTTCAAGTGTTCAAGTGTATAATTATCACATTGTAGATCGTCTGCAATATCAAACAATCTCATAGAATCTTTGCCATCTGTCTTACGAAGACCTCTACCAATTGATTGTAGATTTCGTATTCTTGACTTAGATGGACTTGCGAATACGATATTATCTATGCGTTTAATATTAATACCTGTTGAGAATGTGCCATACGATGCAAGTATAACATCGTTTTTTGCCTTTTCTACAATGCCACGAATCTCTTCACGATCTGCTGTGTCTGTACCACCATATACATAATGCAAATTATCGACTAACCCGTCTAACATATCGTGTAATATTACACCATGTTTTTCGACATATTGAAACAATACGAGTGTATTGCCTTTTAGATTTCTAACAAGGTTTACGATAAATTTATTTCGCATCTCATTTGATACGAGATAGTCCATCTCATCTTGGTATTTCATTTTCTGTTGTTTAGGATGTTTGAGAACAATACAATCAATCTTAATGTCTGCAACTGTACCTTCATCAATCAATTCAGAAGTTGAGATCACCTTTTTTACAGGCCCAAATAAACCTTCAAGTTGTAATCTATGTACTTCAGTGCCATCGAGTGTACCTGTAGTGCCTATTCTGATAGCAGTATTCTTCATCTTCTCAAGAATACCTTTAAGTGTTGTTGCTTTAAATAAGTGAGCTTCGTCACCAATCACCATGTCAAATGATTCTAATGTTTCTTTTGGCGCCTTCGAAAAACTTTGCCATGTTGTAATTGTAATTGGTGCATCGAACACTTCTTGACCAGAATATATCTTACATATTCTTTCTTCGTATCCATATTCTTCAAAGTCTTTCGCCATTTGTTCTACAAGTGAAGTAGTAGGCACGATGATAACTGTTTTCTTGTTATAGTATCTAGCGAGTAGATATATGATAAGAGATTTACCACTTGCAGTCGGTGATAGTAAAAGTTGTCTACCGTATTGAACTGCTGTGTGAAATGCTTCTAATTGATAATCTCTAGGTTCGAATGGTAAGTTTAGTGATTCGAGAAAGTCTTCCACTTCCAAGTTTCGTACTTTACTACCGAGAACATCAGCAACGCCCTCAAAGTCATAGCCACGCTCACGACAAAATTCGTCAACATAAGGAAGAAGACCGATATAAATTCTTTTAGTTTTGATCGAGAATAATCTGACTTTACCATCCCAATATCTATTTTTGACAGAAGGCATAAACTTAGCATTAGGGACAGAAAAACTAAAAAAGTCATATAAATCCCTAGCCAGACCATCATCGCAATGGACTTGCATAAAACATTCATTTATTTTTTCGACTCGTACTTTATCCAACTTTTGGTCCATGAAACCAACTTACAAGAGATATTCTAGTACCTCTAGTAACTGGTGTAACTTGATGATATGTATCAGAAGGAAAAACAATTAGAGTTCCTTTAGATTTACCTGAAAACGGAATAGTTTTCTTATGTGAAACTACATCTATAACTGTATTATGTGTACCTAGTTTATCGAAAACGCCTGAGTATTCTATGTATTCAAAATTACCACCTTCATAATCATCTGGATCAGATAATTGTATTGTAGATGAAAGTTTACGATATAGGCCTTGATCTGTTGGCATAGTCATTTGATCTAAGTGCCATGTGTAGTGATCACCTAGTGTATATGCATCTGGTCTATGATGATATACAGTGTACTGGTGTGGTTCCATATAATTCCACTGAAGATGCCATTCTGATTCTGCATTTGCTTGATTTATACCATCAGCAATCTTTTGTTGTATCTCTGGTAACATTTCACCTTCATGAAACCATTTAACATCTGATTTACGAATCGAGGTATCTATCATACCTGTAGTTGGTTCTTCTGCATCTGGATCTTCTCTTTTTTGACCGATCATACCATCTTTCCATGGTAATCTATCACTTGACCATTTGATTCTTTCTACTTCTTCTTCTGATAAAAAATTGGGGCATACCCAAACTTGATTATTATATAACATTATGCACCCGCCATAAATTTACGCCACTCGATCATATTCTTAATTGTTTGATGACGCCATGTAATATTGTCCATACATCTCTTTATGAAATCTATGGTTTCTGATTTATAATCTATTTGTGCTTTAATTTTCATGAGATCAGGATCAGAATCATAGAATACATTCATATCATTCTTCATGATCTTAAGACCATCGAATGGGTCATCTGACCAACCTAACTCTTTGATTCTTTCTTGGTCCATTTTACCATTGTACCATAGCCATTTGTCTCTGAGTAATAACTTCTGTTTCATCTGTAAGTTCTTAAGTATGATGATATTATCAGTTAATAACTCTGAGTATTTAGCGTGTAATTTTGGTACTGCCAATGATGACTTGTCGAGTTCGATATCATCGATCTCGCAGTCCTTAGACCACATTAATTTAATTTCATCCAAATTCATACTATAATTATACTATATTTAATAGTATTTATGAAGTGCTTTTTATTTCGTAGTAAGTAAATCTAAACGATACAGATGCAATTACTGGTTCTGCATCAGCACCAGACTCAAGTTGTATACCGCCTAGATTGATCGGGAAACAATCATGGAATCTGAAGTATCTATTTGGTACATTTTTGTTTGTATTTGTTACAAGTGTGATATCTGAGAATTGATTTAGATCATCACCTGTATTGGCCAATATCTTTGTATTTGTAGTTGTAGTATCTGTATATGCGCCATAGATACTAGGATCGTTTACAGGCACAATCGCATCCATCCAATCGTATATCTCTTTGAAGTTCTTTAAATCTTCGTCTACTAGAAACTCTACATCTAAAGTGTCAAATGATACTTTGTCGCCTGGAAAATATGCGTCAAGACCTACTCCTGCAGCCTGTACAGTTTCACTGAACTGTAGACCAGGAATGTTAACTGTTCGAACATAATATTCTACATTCGGTGTCTTATCAATAAGAAGTCTGAAGTTATTCTTATTGAGTATAGACTTATTGATTGTTGTTTCTGTTGGCATACCACTATTTATGCAATTGGGGTCTTACGACCCCATGAGATTACTTCTCGTTTACAAACTCATTGAGTTGTCTTGCAACTGAAATAACTTCTTCTGTTGACACGAATTGGTCACCATAAGGTTTTC